AAATATATTTTAATATAATATAATATAATATAAATGCTTCTACAAGGGCTTCTATTGATATCATTTGTTTTATCTACTACTAACGCATTTACATATAGTGAAGAGGCACTTCTGGATCAAGTGACTAACTTACCTGGCTTAATAAATTCTCTTTCTTATAATCAATTCAGTGGCTACATTCAGCTACCTGGCACCCAAAAGAATATCCATTATTGGCTCGTTGAAGCCGAATCGTCGCCTGATACCAAACCACTTGTTTTCTGGACCAATGGGGGCCCGGGATGCTCTGGTCTAATTGGATTTCTCACTGAACAAGGACCATTTAGACCTACTACATATGGTCAAATCCAAATGAATCCTTATGCCTGGAACAAGGTCGCTAACATGGTGTTTCTAGAGCAGCCTGTTGGCGTCGGCTTCTCCTACTCGGATGTAGAGGACGATTATAAGATCGGCGATGATCAAGCAGCCAAGGATAATTTAGCGACAATTCTAGGTCTAATTGAGAGATTTCCTCATTTTAATAAGAGCGACTTACATATTACTAGCGAGTCGTATGGAGGGCATTATATGCCGACTTTAGCAAATGAGATTATTAATTATAATGATGCGCAAGAGTATTCTCAAGAGAAGCTTAATTTTAAAGGATTCGCAGTTGGTAATCCTTATACGGACTACTATTCGGGGGTTGGAGCTGAAATGGAGACATATTGGGGAAAGCAATTGTTACCGAAGCCGTTATGGGATAAATATGTAGCGAATGGATGTACTGATATAAAGCAAGAATTAAATAACTCTGTGTGTAGCACATTGATGTTAAATTTTATGCGCAAGATTGGCAATTTGAACCCGTATGCTTTGGATTACCCTGTGTGCTTGTCGCAACAACAGATGACAATGCGGAACTATTTAAAGGATAATGTGGAACTTTTTGAAACAGATACTGAAAATGATATTCCATATGAGCCGTGTGAAGATGAATATTCTACTACGTATTTGAATAGAGCAGATGTAAAGGCTGCGTTACATGTTCATGAAGACATTGAATGGGCTGAGTGCTCAAGAACTACTAAGTATGAAATGAAGGACAAGATGTTGCCAATGGAGAAATATTACAGAACCCTTTTAAATTCCAAGACGCATCCTGATCTACAAATTCTAGTATATTCTGGTGATGATGACAGCGTTTGTGGTACAATTGGAACCCAGCGATGGATATATGATCTAGGATTTCCGGTAATGGAAGATTGGACTACTTGGTACGTAGATGGACAGACTGCTGGGTTTAAAACCAAATTCAAAACACCATTTTCAAAGGACAGCCGATTTAGTTTTGTTACAGTTCATAGTGCGGGGCACGAGGTGCCGACATATAAGCCCAAGGAAGCATTAGAATTGTTTGAAATGTATCTTGATAATACAATTTGAATAAACTATTAAAACAACAAGAAATATATATTAAATATAACTAACAAATATATTTAATATAAATAATGCTAACGTGTAATTTACAAGGAGGTCTAGGAAACCAATTGTTCCAAATTTTTACAACAATTTCATATAGTTTAAAAACAAGTGAAAGTTTCTTCTTTCAAAACAAATACCAACTAACAAACGCACATGATATAAACAATGGAGCAACAGTTCGATACACATATTGGGACACATTTCTAAAAGCATTAAGTCCATTTGTAAAGGATCCGGATAAGTTACCAAACCTGGATTTATTTTTCAAGGAACAGGGCTTCAAATATGATCCGGCGATTTTAATGAATCTGTTAAATAATCCCCAGAAAATAAAGATGTTAGTTGGTTACTTCCAAAGTTATAAATATTTTGATATTTATAGATCAGCAATATTCAAAGTTATAAAATTAGAAAATAAACAAATAATAATGAGAGAAATACATAAAGCAACAATTGAATTTGATAGTACAGTTTCAATTCACTTTCGGCTAGGTGACTATAAAAAACTACAAGATATACATCCTATATTGACAGATGATTATTATATAAACGCCTTGAATTATATTGTAAGTCTTTGTCCAACTAACAAATCTAATAAAATTAGGACTGTATTATATTTCTGTGAAGATGGTGATTATCAAGAAGTAGTAACCAGGATTTACAAGCTACAAAGTATTTTTACTGATCTAATATTTGAGCGCGCTGACAATACATTATATGATTGGGAACAATTATTGATTATGAGCTTATGTCAAGACAACATAATTGCCAATAGTACATTTAGTTGGTGGGGGGCATATTTTAATACAAATTATAATAAAACAGTGTGTTATCCATCGACATGGTTTGGAGAAAAGGTAGGACATAATACTAGTGATCTTTTCCCAGAAGATTGGGTACAGATTGTGTCTTTATAATCTTTTCTGTAAAAATTCGGTTTTATCAATGTCTATCATTAGTCTCTTGTAATTTGTGTTTCGTTTCTCTATATCACTATAATCTTCGCGTTGAATAACAGTTGGGGGGATAATTAAATACCATCTATCCATTCCTTGTAATACAACCCAAAATGTATCGATTGCGTATAATATTCCCTTGTTAGGTTTATGAATTAAATTTGTTAGTCCCATTTTAACATTATCAATTAATCGTTTTATATAATGCCCATTTACAAGATAACCAGTGGTTGTCAAACATTGAGTCACCTTTATACAAACATCATCTACTTTATTATAGGGAGGTACATTGTTTCCAGCAAACAGAATAACATCCCAATTGGATCCATTTCTTTGTAAAAATGTATTAAAATTTTGTTTAAATAGCTCTGGATTTAAAAATGTAATATCATCTTCTAGGATTAATACATGATCAAATTTATTTTGTAAAGCATTTTGTAAAAGTGATAGATGACTCATACTACATCCAATCGCTCCATGTTCCATTTTAATAGCATTAAATCTTTCAAAATTGGGCAACCCTAGGTTTGTTAGTTGTTGTATAACATGTTCATTTCTATCGGTTCTATGTTCCAAATTAATATAATATGCGTGGCAAATATCATTAAAACATTTTATTTTTGATGTAGTTGATGATATCATTATATTTATAATATAAATAATATTTTATTTTTATATTATAACTTTATAAATAACTTTTATAAATAACTTTATTATAAATAATTGGTTACATTAATACAATCCACCTAATCTAATATTTGCGGATTTACTTGCTTTTGATTTTGCTGCGATTATTCTTGAATAAGCAGGCGAAAATTTATTTATATTTGGTGGTATTATTCTAGAACTAGAATTCATTTGTCTCATTTGTTCATTATATTTTTGAATTTGTATTAATTGTAAAGCAATATTTGAATTATTTGAATTATTTGAATTATTTGAATTATTTGAATAATTTTGATTAGGAGGCATTACCGCTATTGTTGGATCTGTCGAATTATTATAACTATATTCAATAATTTCATCTGCTTTATCCTTACCATATTGTCTAACCAATTCTTTTCTTTTTTCTGTTGTAGGATAAAATGGAATATTCGTCCATGTATCAGTAGTCGCATATGATTTGTTAGTATTAGCTCTGTCTGGATTTGCTATTTTATGCGATGGTTCTCTTAAATCATATTCATATAAATTATCCTGATCAAACTTAGATAATGTTGTGAATGCCTCAATATTTACAATAAAAATTAATTCAGAATCCAAAACATGTACATTATCTTGCGGATTCTTAGATTCTATATCAATAGAATATTCCAAATTATGTATAGATCTAATACCATCAGATCCATTATCATGCTTTGCTCTCAAAGTATCATTTCGATTAATTAGACGCGAAACTCCATCAAAAAATTGTAAAATATTTGGACTACCAATTGGATAAAACTGACTACGATCAATTTGTAATCCGATCTTTTCGCATCTAGTCTGTAATACAGCGTCTTCCATTCCCCATCCCCAGAAATTAGGAAACCCATTTGTAGCTTCAAAATCAGCTCCAGTTATTGACACAATTCCGCCAAGAGCATATTCAAATCCGTAAAAATGTTTTACGATTCCTGGCGTTGTTTTATAATCAAAAATATTACTAAATGGTAGCGTATCAATATCATTAAACACAAATGTAATGTCCTTGTAATGATCCGGATACTTTGATTTAACGGCTAGAAATCCAATGTTTTTTGTTCCACCTCTATTAAATGATCTAGTATCGCATTGATGAGAAAAATATATTTCATATGAATCCGGATTGTCTTTTAATATAGATGTTAGATATGTTGAAAAATAAAACTTGTGCTGTATTCGGTTTCTGTATGGGATAACAAACACAATTTTTGGACAGCCTTTTTGACTAGTTTTTGGACAAGTTATAGATGTCATTATATATTTTAAAATTTATATTATTTCTAAACATTGAACTAACTTTTTAGTTATTTATCTTATGTTATTTATTTTACGTTTAAGCTTTACACCGATGAAGATTTAAATCCGCACAACCACCTTCGGTGGTTATACGTTTTAATTCATTTCCCTTCGGGTAGCAACGTTTCCTTTGAATGATGCCCCTGGTGTGAGGATTTAAATCTTCAAAGGTGTAATTTCGCTACTATTTATAATACCATATTTCTTCAAAATAACTGCCGGTATTAGATCTTCTATTTTCTTTTCAAGTTTCTTAAAACACTTGTTAATTGTTACCTCTGATATTTCACTGATATTTTTTACTTCCTTTTTACTCACATTTAATTTACATAATTGTGCTATAAAATATACAACCCCGGCAGCAATCGAATGTGGTGTGTTTTCCGGCATTAAATTCAAATTTTCTATTTTAATAGCAATAAAATGACACAATTTTGTTAGTTCAGTATTAATATTCAAACGACTACAATATCTTTCAATAAAAGCTTCTGGTTTCGTCTTACAAAATAATGTCTTATCTTTATTATTCATGTCCTTTTCTAGATCATTAATAATCAATTGCGCATTTTTACATCCTTGTGTTGCGCTTGTAACATCTAAATGAAATATGGTTGCTAGCTCTTTTGCGGTTCGAGGATAATTATTGATCCTACATGATATGTAGATTGATGCGGCAATTAATCCGTCTTTATTATCCCCTCTAAAGGTTTGTTCATATTCCGATACCTTTTTATGATATCGAATCGCATCGTCAACGATCAGTTTTGGTATTCCTGAATTTTGCGCCATAACAATGATACGTTGAAAATCATCATATTGAGATTTTTCTTTATATGGCATTGACTGCCACTCGGTATATCGTCGTATTTTTCGCATCTCATATGATGACGGCCCAATACATAATACTTTACATCCAAATGATGATTCTTCTAAATATGGATTAATTGGCATACCACATCTGGTTGGATCTGATGTTTGATTATCATCGGCTCCATAATAGCGCCATTCGGCTGACTGATCTAATATATCCTTGTAAATTATGCCACATTTGTTATTAGTACAAGTTAAGAACCCTTCGTCTGAATATGCTAAAGAGAATTTACATCGTTCACAATTTTCGCGATTACAAATTGTTCGATATAGACACTCTAATTGATCCGATTGCTTTTCTGGATTTATAATTTCAGTTTCAAAAACATTCCACAACATAGCTTTATCATTGCTGCTGCTCTTTTTTTTTTGACTTTTATCTTTGCTCATAATACTTATTGTTATCACATAAGTAAATATATTTCCATTTCAATTTTATTATTTATAATTATTGTAATTTTTATAATAGTAATTATTGTATTTACAATATTTTAAAAGTTATAATATATAATATGGGGAATCAAATATCTAATATACAATCAATAAGCAGTTCACCAAATAAACTAGATACAAAACCAGTCAGTGAATTAGTTGATTATATTGCCACACACTATATCCTAACAATGGACTTTCAAAGTTTGACAAAATTATTTGACAAGGAATATTGTGATAAGCTTGTTATTATAACATCAGATGTCATAAATAAACATTTTACAAATATGGAAATTGTTTATTTAGCAGAAAGAATAAAAAATGGTGACACTAATGACATATCTGCTTTGGAAAAAGACAACTTTTTATTCTTTGAAAAGGAAAAACTAGACATGCTAGATATTCAAGATCATATTAAAAAAAAACATATATGTCTTGGAATTGCTAAATTTTATATAAAAATTGCGCATTTATTTGCTGCTATTGTGAAAACAATAAATCCTATTTACACTTACAAAGATAATAAAAGTAATACCATTAAAACAGCTACATTATTTGAAAAAAATACAATCCCAAAAGATACACATTTTGAGGTATTAAATTACAATATTTGTAACAATTTGGTGAATGCTCTTGTTAATAATGAAGATTACACTGATATTCGCGATTATAATGAAATAAATATACATCCTAATGCTTGTTCAATAAATGTGAATGATAAAGGAGAGACAGAATCATTATATGATAAACCAGGTATTCCAGAATTTGAGCAATTATATTATGACGATGATTATGATTTTGAAAAGGGTACATTTAATGGCATGACTAAAGATACAAAGGAAATATATGATGCTGATCTAGCAAAATTTTACACATTTTTTACTGGAAATGCCTCTATGCCTGAGGGTATTAAGAGTTTTAAGGATATTAAGTTAACAGATTATCATAATTCATTTGAATGTAGAGGAAATGGTCCACAACAAATGCCTGTATTTCAAATGCCTGTAAGAGGTAAGATAACAGATACATTATTTGAAAAGTATGCTGTTAATTTGAAGACTATGATTGAAAATGCGAATCGGAATCAGAATGAACTAACATCAGTATTGGATAAATTATTTACATCTACCAATAATGCTATTAATAATGAAACACATATTCGAATTAATTCTAGTTTAACAGATGAAGAATTACAGCATATTATTGTAGATACTAGATCAAAAATTATGAATTTGTATTTTACATGTGAGCAAAATTTTGCCGAAGGTATTCAAATATATCAGGCAATTCTAAAACAGAAATTAATAGAAACAGAATCAAACCAAATAAATATGTTGGGTAAAATTTCAAATAAATTAAGTGATGAAGTTAAACCACATGAAAATAATACAGATGTTAAAGAAATAAACTCTGATGAAGTTAAACCGGATGAAAATAAGACAGATGTTAAACCAGATGAACAAAAAGTAGACGATAAATGATCTTACTACATAAATAAAATTATAATGTATAATTTATAATTTTATAATCTAAAACCAGTTATATTATTTATTGTTGTTGTTGTTGCTGCTTTTGTTGTTGTCTAATTTGTTGTTGGGTCTGTTGTTGTTGCTTTTGTTGTTGTTGTTGCTGTTGTTGTTGTTGCTGCTTTTGTTGTTGTTGCTGTTGTTGTTGTTGCTTTTGTTGTTGTTGCTGTTGCTGTTGTTGCTGTTGCTTTTGTTGTTGTTGCTGTTGTTGCTGTTGCTTTTGTTGTTGCTGCTGTTGCTGTTGTTGTTGTTGTTGCTGCTTTTGTTGTTGTTGCTGTTGTTGTTGTTGCTGTTGTTGTTGAAGTTTTTGTTGTTGCTGTTGTTGTTGTTGTTGCATCTTTACTGACTTCTTAGCAGCCATCTTGGCTTGCTGAGCAGCGCGCTTGGCAAGTGCGATAGCCTTTTGAGAGGCCTTTTTGGCAGCCATAACTCTACGAGTACTGGACTTACTCTGCTTTCTACTACTAGATCGGTGTCTGCGGGTTCTTGAACTACGAGTCATTATATACTAAATTAAGAAAATATTTTTTTTTGTAATTGTAATAATTATCCTTAAATATTAATTATCATAATTATCCTTAAATATTAATTATCATAATTATCATAATTATCATAATTATTCTTAAATATTAATTACCAAATAGTGTCCGTTGAATGCCACCACATTTTATCTCCCTTTTTAATATTATAAAGACTCCTAAATAATGCTAAACGAGACAATGGGCAATTTGTTCTATATTTTTCCAATGGATGAGGATTCACTTTTAATTGTGCCTTAATTGCCGCATTGAATATTTTTTGCCTCGCCTGGACCGCAAAATATATAAAAAGTGCTTGGAATGATAACGATCGAATCGGAATAATATCTTGATTTTTGATATGAAAGTCTCTTAAATATTCTACGCAAATTGCCATGCCTGAAATATCTGCTAAATTTTCACCAGTACTTAATGTTCCGTCCATTTTAATTCCATCATACCCAGCAAATGTTTCATATTGGTTTACAACATCAGCCACCTTTAAATTAAATTTATGTCTATCCCCTGGAGTCCACCAATTATGTAAATTACCCTTATAATCATATTGACTTCCTGTATTGTCTAAACAATGCGACATTTCATGTCCTAAAGTATATCCAATATGAGCCAAATTATATTCTATTCCACGTTCTTCTAAATCAATAAATGGTTTCTGTAAAATACCTAAAGGAATATAAATTAAATTTTCAGTTACTGTATAATACGCATTTACGATATATGCTTGTGATCCGACTAGTTTAAATTCAGCCCAATCAATCGTTTGAATATCTATTTCTGACTTCTTACCATCAAGTTCAATATATTTGACTGTTCTCCAATGCGCAATTTTTTTGATATTTTCATACGCGTCTGTGCTACTATAATCTAAAATAGGATCTTCTCGCATCATAATTGGATTCCCAATAACTAATTTAATATGTTCTAATTTCAAGAGCGCATATTTTTTTGTACTTGGAGATAACCAATTATTACGTTTAATAATGCGCTTGTAAACTGTAAGCAAATCTTGACCAAGATTACTAACATATTCAATATATTCTGGTTTTTTATTATGTCTAACATATTCATTAGTTAAAAATGTATTGAAGCATAATGATAGCGCAAATACTGGATAAATTGCTGCTGGCCAAGGAGCCGGTTGTCCTTTAATAAATTTACCAAAAAAATCATAATATATAATACGCCATTTACTATGAAAACGTATAATTTGTCTCCATTTTACATATAAGAAATATGTTCGCCATTTGGCTGTTTTCCATGTACCATCTTTTTGTAATATTTCCATAATACATTTGAGATAACTTAAATTATTACAAATAAATGTACTTGGGATTTCGTTTTCCTTATATCCAATTAATTTTGCCAAATGAGCCCAATCAAACCCATACTTTTCAAGAGACTCGCTAGTTTTTACAACATTATACCATTCTTTGCTTTCATTCTTGACTGATTCACAACCCATTGCCATTAACATGTCAATTTCAACATCCCAAACATCACTTGCTTTCATTCCATGATTCTTTCCAGCACAAACCGTAAATAATTCATTCAAAAATTTAAAAAAATGTTGTTTATATAGTCGTTTATATTTTATAGTAGCATCATTATCTGTATCAAATTCAGTATATATTAAATAATCATATACGGATAATTGTGGTGCAGATATATTACTTCTATATGTGTCTGAATGTTTTTTATCTTTTGTAACAGTCCAAAACACAGGAGAGCCCCATGAAATAACCTCATTTTGATTTATAATTGCTAAAATTTCATATACATCATTTTTAGCTATTCCATCATCAATAATATGAATTGCGGTTTTAATAGCATCCTTAGATGCTTTATCATTTAAATGTAACATTGATTCATATAAGTTTTTAATGGACTTTGCTAGGGGGCTGTTATTAGTTTTAATAAATTCTTTTGTATAATCAATTAATTCATAATATACGTTTTCTTGAGCAACTCTAAAGCTATCTACTTGAACATAGAATTTTTTATTAGTTGTAGATTTTGATATTTCTTTTGATTCATTTGAGATCCATTGAAAATTTATATATGAATAATAATCATTTTGTGCTGTTATTTTTGACGGTGAAAACGGCTTACTTAATATTTTAATTATTCTTTTTTGAATAATATTATTTTCCTTGGTTAAATTTTTGTTTAAACCTTTTTCAAAATTTTCTTCAAACCGATCCAATGGACTACTTTTGTTTTTACAAACAATACTTGTTTTTTTTTTCGTCGGTTTATGTTTTCGAGTGCCAGTATTTCCTTGTTTTTTTTTTTGAGTTTTCATATATTATAACAAAATAATATTTTTATTTATATATGTTTAATTTATTTTTGTTAAGTTAAAATTAGTTAAGTGTACAGTTTTATAGCTTAAGATATTTTATTTTCAATCTTATTTAATAGATCCTCGCTATACACAAATTTACCTGATGGTTTATAAGAATTAATTGGGGTATATTTCTTACTATTCTTAAGTTGTTCAATAGTCGCATTTGTATTTGTATTTATATTTGTATTATTTGTTAGTTCATCATCAGTATCGTTGTCATCCTTTTCACCTTCTATTTTCTCTCCATATTCATTTACAACTATTCCAGTTTTTTTCTTAATTTCAGTTCTCACATAGGATGGCACCCAATGATTCCATGAAATTAATAATGTATTTGGATGGAAATATTTAATATTAAATCCATTAGCTTGTAATGTATCCATTATATAAGCAATACACGCTCCTTGATCATATTTTGGAACCCCAATAATAATTTCAGGTACAACAAACCAGCAAAATCTCTCACTTTTGGTTTGCTTAGCAGTAGTTTTAATCCTAATATGTATACGATTTAATATTTTTTTAAATAATTCTAATTTATTTACATCACTTATTCTTTTTTTTTCATAAAGTTCATCAATATTTATTTTTTCTGAAAAATCAGCAAAATCTTCTAGATTAAATATATTTGCCATTTAATTCAATAAAGAAAAAAAATATATATTTTGATTTTATTGAATTTATTAAATTTATTATGTTAATTATTACAATAATATAATAAAATTAAAATGTGTTACATATTTAATGACTATAAAGCATTTGGTTATTTCTGGTGGCGGACCAATTGGGATATCTTTTTTAGGGGCATTAGAATATTTACATGAAAAACAATTTTGGAAAAATGAAGATATTGAAAGTATTTATTCAACTTCAATCGGATGTATTGTATCATTTATTATTTGTTTAAACTATGATTGGGAAACTGTTAAAAAATATTTTATTGAACGACCATGGAAAGATTTTTTAAAAATAACAGCCAAACAAATAATAGATATATATACAAATAAAGGCATATTTGATGTTAAAATAATTGAGAAAATGATTAAACCATTTTTAGAAGCAAAAGATTTATCATTAACTGTAACATTAAAAGAATTCTATGAATATACTAAAAAGGAAGCATATTTTTACGCATTTGATCTTAATAATTATAGAACAATTGAACTTTCATATAAGGAATATCCTGATTTACCTTTAGTTAACGCAATTTATATGTCTTGTACAATACCAGGAATTTTTATTCCAACATTTATTGATGAAAAATGTATAATTGATGGTGGGTCTTTAGCAAATTTTCCAATTAATTATTGCTTGAGAGATCATCCTGATAAAAATGAAATTTTAGGTTTTAATTTTATATATAGTAAAAGTGATGATGATGTAAGATGTTCAGGTAATATTATTATTACACCTGAATCAAATATGCTGGAATTTATTTTAGGAATGTCTATAAATTCTATAAATTATATAACGACTAGTATTAAAAGTGAATTGATACCATTTACGATTGAATATACATCAAATGTGTCATCATTGACATTCGATAGTATTAATACCTTTATAACCTTTCAGGAAAATAGACAACAAATATATGACAATGGAATCAAATTAGCAAAAATATTTTGGGATAATTTTAATGATAAGGAAAAAGATAAGGATAAGGATAAGGAAAAAGATACTGAAATAATTTTAGATCCTATAATAGATCCTATTATAGAAACATAACAATAATCAACTTAACAATTTATTAAGTTCATTATTTATTACTTATTATTTAAAGCACTGTATTCAAAAATTGAACCATTGTCGCCTTTGACGGCTTAGCATCATAGTCAATAACCTGTTTATCCTTGATAAGAATAATTGTCGGAAATCCTTCAATCTTATATTTATCCATTAATGCTTGATTTTCAGCAGATTCCTTTGTACAATTATATTCGGAAAATGTTACTTTATATCCGTTAATAATTGTGCCCTCATATTCAGTCTTCATTTCATCCCATGCGGGTTTAGCTGTTTTACAATGAGGACACCAATCAACATAAAATAACATAACAGTTGCTGTTTTTTCCTTAGTATCTTCTATGGGAACATTCTCACGGTTAGCATGAAATGCTGTAACTGGTTTAGTATTATAATATAAATATATTCCAAGTCCAATTACAGCAATTATAACAACCACTCCAATTATAATTTGCGTTTTACTAAAAGTGTTATAATAATCCATTATTCCATTTGCGCTAGGTCCAGAAAAAGATTTATTCATTGTTATATATATATTAAATAAGAATAATTTAGAATATGTTTTAAACGAATACCATATAAAGTTAAATACTGTAATTATATATTATAATTATACAAATAATGCTTATAAGAGATGCCGATGGTAATTTACATGTAATTAATAGATCAGATTGTAAGAATGATATTGTTTATTATCAAAAAATTTATAACCTAAAAATAAAATATACAAAAAAATATAAATCTGTTATTTTACATGTTCCTAAAACTGATATAACTTCGACCACTTCGACTTTATCATCTATAATCAAGACCTAAATACAGATACCATTAATATTATTATTAATATAGAAAATGTATAACTACACATTATATTTGTCTTTATTGGATTCCAATTTCCAGATATAAATGAAACATTAAATTTATCAGAAAATATATTTGTCTGTTTCAAATTATAATATATCATATATCCTAAAAGTAATAGAATAATTGCTTTGCCAAATATAGATGAAATTAACAATGTGCTTAGTGGAGAACATATAAATAATATAATTAATATAGCTGCTATACTAAGGCAAAAACATACATTTTGTGTCGATTTTGTATATTCAATAATTAATTGGGAATTTGTTAAAGATGTAGAAGAAGTCATATATATTATCATTATTTATTTATAAATTATATTTTTCTAGTCATAAAATAAGAGTAAATACATCTGATGTCTAAAACGCGTAAAAATAGATCTACTAATAATAAAACAAAAAAACAGACTAACAAAAAAAACAATCGAATATTTAAAAAGAACGATTTTTATAGTGGCGATGGGTTTGTTACCAGTACATGGGGGCCGCCATTATGGCATGCTCTTCATACAATGAGTTTTAATTATCCTGTTAGTCCAACTGTAGAAGATAAACATCATTATAGAGATTTCATATTATCATTACAATATGTATTGCCTTGTGGAGCTTGTCGTAAGAATTTAACGACCAATTTTAAACAACTACCTCTAACAATGTCTGATATGGCAAGTCGTGAGACATTTTCGCGATATGTTTATAATTTACATGAAATGATTAATCGTATGTTAAAAAAGAAAAGTGGACTATCATATTGTGATGTTAGAGAACGGTATGAACATTTTAGATCTAGATGTATTGAAGAGAAACCTAAGGTTTTTACATTACAACAATTAAAACAGAATAGACTATTAAAGGAAGCAAAAGGATGTACTGAGCCATTATATGGTAAGAAATCAAAATGTATTCTTAAATTTGTGCCGCAGACAAATAAGGGGGAGACGTTACAAATTGATAAGAAATGTATCAAGACGAGGAAATCCACCTTTAAAAAGCGTTAAGCGAAGCAAAGAGCCAAACTAACAAATTGTATAATTATGATATATAAATTATCATAATTATTTTTAACTATTTATTTCCATTAGTTTGTTTGGCTCTTTGCTTCGCTGAACCTTTTTAAAGGTGGAAAAGGTGGATGGAATTACATACCAAAACTACTAAAATCAGAAAGAACAGGCATTGGCATGTAGGACGGATTGAACGCATTATAATTTGGAACCTTCTTACAATCAAATGCTGGCTCCGGGCATCTAGCACAAGGTGGGCATGGTGGGCACTTACTAGTATCAGAATCATCACTTGATCTAACTATTGGGTCGGGGCATTTTGGACACACTGGGGGAACAACTTGTGACTTCAAAATATAGAGATCTTCTTGACCCGATGGAATTTGATTTGCCGAAATGCCAGGAGGCAATGAATTATAGTAAGCAGATGAGTCATAATTTGTTCCTACATATGTGTTTCCGGCCGGTCCTGTAACTGCCGCGGCAGTGTTGCCATTAGGTCCTGTGTATACATACGCATTATTGTAGTCAGATCCTGTGCTACTTGTATTTGTATTCGAATTATATTGATTCATTGTACTATCTACACTAGGATTTCCATTATAATTAACTGTATACAAAGTGGAAGTACCATTTGCTGTTATTTTAACTGCTGCGTTACCATTTCCATCTTTTACAACAGTAGCAGTGCCGCCATTTGGTCCGGTATAAGTAGTCTTATCAATTCCAGAAATAGTATATGTTTGGGTTTGTCCATTAATTACAACAATTATCTGTTTACCTTGGCTTCCATTATCAATTATAGTAGCGGTTCCATTGGGACCCTTATATACAGTCGACGATGTTCCGCTATAATGGTTATAATCATCATATGTATTAGACGATGATGAATAAGGATCTGTAGTCGAAGAATCATCAGAAGAAGAGTTTGTTGCTGTTGTAGTTGACACCGCAGTCGTAGTAGTAGTATCATCTGGACTTGTTAAAGTTAGATTACCATTAGAGTCCATTTTTGCGGAGTATCCATTTGGTCCAGTATAGGAACCATCCGCATTTTTTGTTAATTTAATGGTGTTACCGTCTGCTACAATTGTAATTGATCCATCAGTATTTTCTACAGCAGTTATATTATCAAAACCTTCAACACATCCTTTACCTCCTAAAAAAGAACATAAAATTAAGCCTAATAGTAGAATTACAAAGAGTATTAATATTTTACTGTTCATTGTATAATTTATATTGTGAAAAAAGTTCAAACAATATAAATTATAATTTACAATTTACAATTATAAAAATTGAATCTATTTTATGTATTAATTATTTAAGTATATACTATACAATGACTGACTGGATTAATGCTATTATTATTGAGGATGATGAGGATAATACCCCTAGTATCATCTCTGTTTCTGATAACAATATAAATGTAGAAAAGGTGAAGAAAATTAATAAAAGGAAAAATGGAAAGAAAGAAGAGAATAAAGAGGATAAAGAAGATAAGGATAAAGAAGAGAAGAAGGAAAATACATGCCTATTAACAAAATTCTATAATTCAGATATAGATATAATCGAAATTGGGTCCGATGAAGCAGGTCGCGGACCCATGTTTGGAAGAGTATATAGTGGCGCAGTTGTTTTACCTAAAGATGACAGTTTTGATCACTATAAGATGAAAGATAGCAAAAAATTCACTTCAAAAAAATCCAATAAAATACAAGAGGTTGCTGAATATATCAAAGCAAATGCGATTGCTTGGGCTGTCGAATATGAAGATGAACGTGTCATCGATGAGATCAATATTTTACAAGCAACACAGTCAGCAATGCACAAAGCCATTCGCAATGTTATGAAACAAATAAAGGGTCTAGATACTACCAAAATGCTGCTATTAATAGATGGTAATTATTTCAAACCATTGACCATAGTAAACAAGACTACAAATCGTATAGAAAATGCGAAATTTGAAACGATTGAAGGCGGTGATAATAAATTTACATCAATTGCGGCTGCTTCTATTTTAGCAAAAGTGGAAAGAGATAAATATATTGAAGAACTTTGTCTAGAAAATCCCGAACTAATCGAAAAATATGGGATCGATTCAAACAAAGGATATGGTGCTAAAAGACATATGGATGGGATACGACAATATGGCATTACCAAATGGCATAGGCGTACCTTTGGGCTTTGTAAGGAGTTTGCTTAGATTATTATAGTAATGAGCATGAGCAGTGAAACTAAACCAAATCCTTGAGCTAATGTATCGACAAAACAGAAATAGATCCTGAAGCGCAAAGAATAAAGAAAGCTAACCAAGAAAATTCTTTTGCTTAAAGCTGTATATCAAATAATAATGCGACTAGATAAAGAATTAATAAATCAATAAAAAAAATTAATAAAAAATGAAGCACTTTTCTGCGAGTAAAATGAGCAAGCTCATTATTTGGATACATTTTATTCCATTCACTTTCTAATATTTTTAGTATTTCATAAATTAAAAAACCAGCTATGGAAATCAACGCTGTTCTCAACGCATTTAAAAAAAATTCATTATGTCTTATTTTAATTGTCATATATTTATTAAAATAAAATAATTTTCTTTATTTTATTTTTTGTTAGTTTTCTAATACTTCGTTTTCTAAGCCGAGCACATCTCACAGATATCCTCCTTACCATTATCATTACTGCTATTTACATCTACATCATGTTGTTTTGCGTCAGGCTCAATTGTAAACTGTTGCGCTTGATGTTTTGCTTTTCTTCTCAAATAATAGATACCTGTTTTAAGACCCTTTTCCCACGCATAAAAGTACATAGAAGTCAATTTATTATACACTGGATCCTCCATCCATAAATTCAAACTCTGGCTTTGACAAATATAGGTACCTCTATCTGCCGCCATATCAATTATATGTTTCATAGGTATTTCCCAAACAATCTTATATTTATTACGTATATGCTCTGGAATATTCTCTATATGTTGAATAGACCCCTTATTTGATATAATATTATTTTTCATTTGCTCATTCCATAATCCTAATTTAATTAAATCCTTCATCAAATATTTATTTGGCAATACAAATTCGCCTGCTAATGTTCGTCTGCTATATATATTACTTGTGATCGGCTCAAAACATTCATTGTAGCCTAAAATTTGTGACGTTGATGCGGTCGGCATTGGCGCAATAAGAAGAGAGTTTCTTAAACCATTATTTATAATACTTGTTTTAAGTGCGTCCCAGTTGTATCCAAGTTTTGATGAATGTCCAGCAAAGTTGGACCACATATCAAACTGGAGAATGCCTTGCGATGCTGGCGATCCGACAAAAGAACTATATGATCCTTTCAAATTATTAGGTAATTTTGTTAGTTCATCCTTGGTAAATGTGGTTTCAAAAATATTTGTGCGCTCAATTGCCAGCTCATTGCTTCTTGTTAATGCCGCATAATAAAGCGTCTCAAATATATCCTTATTTAATTGCTTTGCTTCTTCAGAATGGAACGCAATATCCATCATGAAAAATGTATCTGCCAAGCCTTGAACTCCTATACCAATAGGTCTGTGTTTCATATTACTTGTTTTGGTTTTTTCTGTCGGATAGAAATTAATATCAATCACTCTATTGAGATTGTTAGTTACAACCTTTGTTACCCTTATCAATTCATCAAAATCAAATTGCTTGGTTGTTTCATTAACGAATGCCGGTAGCGCAATTGACGCCAAATTACATACCGCTGTCTCTTTATCGTCTGAATATTGTACGACTTCACAACATAAATTTGAGCTCTTAATGGTGCCCAGATTTTTCTGATTAGATTTATTATTGACAGCATCTTTATACAAAAGATAAGGTGTTCCAGTCTCCATCTGTGCGTCCAAAATCTGAAACCATAAATCACGTGCTAAAACTACACGTCTTGCCTTGCCTTCTGATTCATATTTCTCGTATAACTCCTTAAATTCCTGGCCATAACAGTCGCTTAATCCAGGACATTCATGGGGGCAGAATAGCGACCATTTGCCATTTGACTTTATTCTTTCCATAAACAAGTCGGGAATCCATAATGCGTAAAATAGGTCTCTAGCCTTTAATTCTTCATCGCCGTGGTTCTTTTTAAGTTCTAAGAAATCTGAAATATCTGGATGCCATGGTTCCAAGTAGATGGCGAATGATCCATTTCGTTTCCCTCCACCCTGGTCAATATACCTAGCCGTATTATTAAACACTCTTAACATAGGAACTAGACCATTTGATGTACCATTTGTTCCTTGTATATGTGTGCCTTTTGCTCTTATATTATGAATATGTAATCCAATACCTCCAGCATATTTTGATATTTGAGCACAATCATGTAAAGTATTATAAATGCCATCTAAACTATCGTCTTCCATTGCAATTAAATAACAACTAGATAATTGTGGTCTTGGTGTCCCGGCATTAAAAAGTGTAGGAGTAGCATGTGTAAAAAATTTCAAAGACATTAAATCATATGTTTCCCTTACAAGTCTAAGTGTCTCTTTTGGGTTTTCTGTTTTTGGATTACCATGAATACCAATTGCTACTCGCATCCACATATGCTGTGGCCTTTCGATAAATTTTGTTCCAACTTTAAATAAATAAGCTCTTTCAAGTGTTTTAAATCCAAAATAGTCAATTAAATAATCACGTTCATAATCAATCATATCTTCAATTTCTTCAATATATTCAGTCGTAAATTTAAATAAATTATCCGACAATAATGGTTTTGTTATACCGTGAATATTCTTAAAGTTGTAAAGAATATTTACAATGTTTGAAAAATGTGAATTAGTGTTTTTCTGGTGATTTGACACGACAATTCTAGAGGCAAGAATACCATAATCGGGGTTCAATGTAGACATTGATGCGCATTGTTCGGCTAATAATTCATCGATTTTTGTAGTATGAATTTTATCATATAACTGATCAATTACTTTCATTGCGAGAGAAGAATAATTTATTTGTATACCAACTTCTTGACCTAGCTTTTTTATTCTAGACAATATTTTATCAAATGCGATTTCCTCCAATTCACCATCCCTTTTAATAACACGCATATCATTTGTATCCATTATATATATTTATTGATTTATAAATTTTAAGCTATTATTTAAAGTATTATTTTATTAGATAATTTATTTATTTGATAAATTATCTAATTATTTATTTGATAAATTATCTATTATTTTAATTTAAATTATTATTATATATAAATGACAAAAACCTATGTGATGATATTTTTATTATTAATAATAGTATTAGGGTTATATTTAGCTCCAATTATAAAAGTAGAAGGGTTTTCAACTAACATTCAAGATTTAGCTACTCCAGGCACATATCCTCTATCAGTTGATAAACCTATATTAGATAGTTTTCCTTTAACTGGAAACAAAGGGACATCTAACAAGAATTACAGTGATATTTGGAAAGAATATCCAGAATTCTCTCAGAGTTCATTTAAACAAATGACAAATAATTTACGTTATGTAAATAATCCAGATGAAGGTACTTGTATTAGAGCTGACATGTGTAATGCTCTATATAAAAATAAAAAACATAAATCCAATATTATTACACAATTACCTCCAGCTGAAGAAGGTCCTGGTGCGCGCGTTGGATATTATCGCACTGAACCAAATGAATTATTCTTTTCTATTCCAGATAATGAGAATATTTTATATTAAACTGGTTCATCATTATTTTCTTCATTTGTTTCTTCTTCTTCGTTTTCTTCATTTGTTTCTTCTTCTTCGTTTGTTTCGTCATCTATTGTTACTGTTATTTCATTTTTAATAATAGTAATCTTATTAAAATTTAGCAGACAACCTGTTGTATTATTTTGCTTGTTAAGTAGTAGATCAAACGCATTTACTTTTTTTGTTTTACGATTTGGTGCCCTGTGTTCAAATCCTGAAACCCTTTCTGTCTCAATTGTTGTCCAAATATCTTGTAAATCAGCAGCCGCATTTTCAAACCATTGTCTATTTCGACAAACTAACACACAACTCACATGATCCAATTTCCAATATAAATATTTTATATATATGTAATTGTATTTGGCCGATTGGTATAAATCAAGCGTCTTATCTTCCCATTCAATAATATCATGAGGATGAATTATATCTAATGGCTTGTACACATAATGTGGTTTACCTTCCTTGGTATGAAAGTACAATATAATTCCCTTGGTCTTGGAGTCCTTTGATATACATACATTTTTAAATTCTAACCCTTTTTCATCTTCATATACATCATTATTTGTATCGTCTTCAAACGCATGACGATCCATATACTCGACAAATTTGGTCTCTAAAAAGTCGCATTCTTCCAATTCACATACCTTCATTTGTAGTTGCATCTGTATCCAATATTCCTTCTTAGGAATGCCGTCTATTTCCCTATTGACTATATTTTTGATCTCTAACATGCGCCCATATCGTTCCGAATTAATGTCTGTAATAATTCCATCAGGCGACGCACCTAAGAAATGATATTCTTCGTCTTGTATACAACCAAAATCTTCTACCTTTGTATTATATTCATGCTCGTAAAACAATACTGAAACCGGTTCATATTTTTGACCCCAATGAAGCGTTGAATTTACATTAACTAATTTTATTTCTTCTTCTGCTTCACTATCATCTCCGGTATGATTTAGTGGTTGACATTTTTCATATATTAGTTGATTCTTAGTTGCTTGACTTTCAAATGCTTTATATGCGTTACTAGCCGTAATTAAATTATGGCGAAATTGGTACCACTCTTTGGTTCTCTGTGTAGGCTGTGGTTTGTTTCTTAGAATATCAAGTTGTTCTTTAATATAGTCATAATCTGGTACTTCAAGAATGCGCGCATCTGGATATGACCGCGGTGGCATATGATCTTTAAAGAAATCTGTTTTGGCTTCTAATATGATCTCATCGAGTTCATCTTCGGCGTCATCATTATAAAACAAATCGTCTTCAAAAAGCGCGTTCATTAGTTCTTTAATATTGTCATCAAAAATGTCGTCAAAATCTGGATCCGTAATTATTTGTGTATTATCTTTCATAAACTCTTCCATTAAGTAAATACAATTATCATACAATTCCAAGGCATCATCTTCTTTGAAATATTGGACATCATCTTCCGCCTCAATTTCGTCGATTATATTTGTTAATTCCCTTAATGCGTTTTTTAATAAAATATCCATTCTTTATATTTATATCTTTGTATCTTTGTTTTTAAATTAAAAATATGAATCAATTTTATCCATTCTACCTTTTCTACCTTTCATAACTTCGTGAAAAGGTAGACGTGTACATGTATTTATTTATCGTCCTCTGATTCTGACCCATCATCCGTCACATTTTTAATAGTCCCTTTCTTCTTTGGCGCCAAACTTCTTGTAGTAGAAACGCGCTTGTCAATGTTTTTCAATGTGAAATGATTGGTTGGCTTATTATAATGAAGCGCAGGTACATCACTTACAATGCCAGTGTCCTTATCATATACAACATCTTTTACTCTCTGTAGTCTTTTCTTATCTAAGCAGTCTTTAAAAAATATCACCATTTTATTATATTCATCTTCAGATAATGAATGCTCAGTTTTATATTTTTCAGCAAATAATATTAATTTCTTTGTTTTAGCAGTCTTATCTAATTTACTCCATGGTTCAATAGCATTATTGTTCTTTTCATTTTCTAAAAACTTATCCAAATTTGTCAGATCACTGGCATTCTTTTTTTCAGGCCAGGAGATCCCACTCATTAACATTGATTTATATTTAATTGTTTTTAATTCATTACACTCGCTTACTGGAGGTGTTTCTTCTTTATTTGTAGTCATTTTATATATATATAATATAGTATAGTAAATTGAGTTTAACTCAATTTTTTATAGTATATTATAAATAATTAAACATTTATATAATATTAACTTTTTATACTAATTTATTTTATATTATATTACATAATTATTACATAATTATTATATATTTAACTATTAAAAATGTCTAGTGATAGCAATAGTAGTATAAAAAAGATTTTTATAAATGACAAACTAACAAATAGCGATCAAGACAAACTAACAAATAGCGATCAAGACAAACTAACAAATAGCGAAAATATCGTAACTAATAAAAAAATTATTATTACACCAAATAATGACACCAAACAAATAATAAAAAAAGAAAAAGAAAAGAAGATGCGAGTTGAAACGCATACATGGGGATTAAATAATGATGATCTATCATTTGACACACAATTACATCTGTTAAAATATATATATCATTCAAATTTTGCTTCAAATAATAGTTTAAATATATATAATGCCTTAGAACAAATAAATTCAAAGCATATTGGCATTATAACTAGTCATATCAAATCAAAAATATCAAGTTATAAACAGCAAGATATATTAAAGAATAGACTTAATGAAGCTGAATTTGTTAAGTTTAGTGATGTACTCGACTTATTAAATGAATCTGGGCTGAAATGTCATTATTGCGCTTGCGAAACCTACTTATTATATGAAATTGTTAGAGAAAACAAACAATGGTCATTAGACAGAATTAATAATAATATAGGACATAATAAACATAATCTTTTAAATGCCTGTTTAGAATGTAACTTGAAACGAAGACGAACTAACAAAGATGCGTTTATGTTTACCAAGAATCTTAAAATTGTTCGTTTGGATCTATTGAACTGAAATGTTAGATTTATTTATTATATATTGATGTATTTTGTTAGTTCATTACACATTATTATTAAATAATATATAATAATAATGATTTATTGGAAATGGAGCAATGGAGAAGTTTACTATAAAAGTCCTCGTAAAAACACAAGTACATCTATTAATACAATTAAATCTATTAATACAAATAATGAAGATAATAATACAAATTATGATTCTGCTCAAAATGCTATAGCACAATCTTTAGCATTTACTGATATTAATGATCCTAATTTTACAGGAAATAGTGATTATAATAATGATATTAATAATTATAATAATGATAATGAAAATAAACGCGAATATATTGATAATAAAATATCTGATCGCGAAATGATAAGTCAACGAGGTACCAATCCATTCTCTATTCAGACTAGCTATGTTAATGATGTAGTCACCCGTGACATGTTTTTAAAACCCATCAATACTACCCAAGGTAGGACAAAGAATCAGAATAAAACCGAAGAATAACTCTACTTTCTTTGCTGAGCTTAGATACTCTTCATACACATAGTATGTAACAACCTGTTAGATAGGTAGGCCAAGAAGGAATTAAATAGCAGGAAAAATGTATTCGCAACAAACATTGGGGTTAACTTGCTAAAATGCATTGCCATGTAATACACTGTGGATACCAAACTAATAAGAAATGTTATTCCAAAAATTATAGATAGGATATAGAAATATACACAATATTCCTCTCCTAGGGGGCCAAAATAAGAATCCATAAAACCACTCATAATATATATATTATATAATATAATTTATTTTGATTATTTTGTTAGATTTTCTAAATAATAAACAATAATATTTAATAAACAATAGAAATAAAATATAGATTCTAAACTACTTAAAAATTATTACTAAAACTTAAATAATGAGTACTATAAATTCTTCATATACAACTCAAAATGATCTATTATTAAAGAATCTAATGGTTTTTTATAAAACCGAAAATAATGATAACCTAGATAAGATGCTTAAAATTATTACTGGTGAATCCAAAATTTCATTACGAATTGTCGATTGGTTTGCTACTAATTATGCCAAGAAGTTTTACACATTATATACAATTGATCAGACTGTAGATAATATTGCACGCCGATTTAAGGTATATGATGATTACAAGTTGAAACTAAAGGCATATAGTAAGAAGCGGTTTGATCCTTTTTGCCGATGGGATCGAATTAGTATTCCTTATAAAAATGGTACATTTATTGAGACTACTATTGGGCAACTTAATTTCTTCAAATGGGCGCTTGAAAATAATGTTGTTGAATTTATCGAGGACAATTATGATATAATAGAGAAAGACATGAATAATCGTAATAGCACGTCGAAACGAAAGGAGATAATTGTTGATAATTCAAAGACACGAAAGAAGCGTGAAGAACTATCTATTTCAGCAACCAAGAGCATTAAGAAGGAGAAAGTAGAGATCGTGGTACAGTTTAATTAATTTTCCATCTTTTTTCATTTTACACCTTTTTTCATTTTACACCCTTGAAGATTTAAAACGGTACGCATTTAGCGTGCCGTTATATATTTAAGGGCAACTGTTACAGATAAATCAATTAAGGAAACACGCATCTGCGATGCGTGTGCCATTTTAAATGTTTGTCGGCGTAAATACCAATTTTTTACAAAAAAAAATAAAGATAATATATATGTCTAATAAAACTAAAAAAAATAAAAATAAATATAATTTAGAAATACTATTTGATAATGTATTAGCAAAATCTTATAAATTAAGAAAACAAAATCCAACTAATTTTGACGGACAGAGCTTTTGGCAACCAATAAAAAAATTTTTAGAACCACTTGATAGTTATAATGCTAAAAAATGGAAAAAAATATCAAAAACAAAAACCAGAAAAATTATGCTTTTACCAGAATATACCATAGATGGGTATGAAACTAAATTAATAAATGAAAATAATCATTTTATTATACAACAAGTAAGAATACCAATAAATGAAAAACCAACAATAAAAAAAATAATTCAAATAGCATTAAATATTGGTCAATATAAAGGAACAAACAATAATAATTTTATTTATAATATTAAATTTAATGATATATCACAATTTATTTATAAAAAAGATATTATAGAATTATCAACACATATATCTGATGAAATATTAAAAAATGTAAATGACTATTTATATTCGTTATAATCTTATAAATAATTGGCGTTTACACCTTTGCTCTCCCTTCGGGAAAATGCGCATGGCAACGTTACTTTTCGTTGATGAAAAGCATAAAATATATAAAATTAATATTTTATATTAAAAATAAGTATTTATAAATTATTAGATATAATAACTTATAAATGGGAAATACTCAATCTATGCGTAAAATTAATTTTGAAGACATGCAGACCGCTACAAAAAATCCCGAAACATATTTAATTATAAATACATTGTCGGCAAAAGAGCAGCAGTGTTTGATACGTAATACCATGTCTATTGATCAAGAAGAAGCAATAATTAATAAGTATATTAAAGAAAATAAGGGCATTCGTATAATTATATATGGAAAGCATTGTCATGATGATAATGTACATAAAAAATATCAACAATTGGTTTCACTTGGATTCTATAATGTGTATGCTTATATAGGAGGTATATTTGAATGGCTAATGCTTCAGGATATTTACGGCACAGAAATGTTTCCGACTAACAAAAAAGAATCTGATTTATTACGTTACAAACCAGCACCTATGTTAAATATCTCACTTTTAGAGAATTAATCTTTATGTATTTATTCAATAACATCTAGCGCCATATTAGAAAGCTGATCAGCGCGTTTATTAAATTTACGATAAACATGAGTGAACTCTATATATTCAAATTTGGATATTAATCCCATTGCCTCTTGATACAACTCTTGTAACAATTTGTTATTTACCTTATACACTCCCTTTACTTGATTAATTACCAGTAGGCTGTCTCCATAAACTTGTAATTGTGTTATATCGCGACTCAGAACCTCTTTTAAACCAAATATCAGTGCACTATACTCCGACTGATTCTTTGTTTTTTTCCCAATATATTGGCATCCACACCACTCTTCTTCACCTAATTTGAAAATAACTGCTCCAATTCCTGCCGAACCTGGATTGCCTTTGCTACAACCATCAAAATATAATGTATATTCGATATTAGTATTCGGTGGCATGTTGTTAGTAGGACTTTTATTAGTAGGACTTTTGTTTGTATACTTTAATGGATTTAATTGTACTATTACTGGGAGTTCAATATTCAATTCTTTATTTTTTTTATTATTAATCATTTTATAGTATATATTATAACCATTTAAAATTTTCTATCATTTTATTATATATAATATATAATATAAAATGATCCCTACAAGTTTTATAGCATTATTTTTAACATTTGTTTTGTCATATAACACCTACATAAATACAAATATATTTGTTAGAGCAGATACTGAATGCCCGATTGTTTCCAATCCAGGAGACCGTCGATCTAACAAAAATTCGCTGCGTCTAGTCCAATACAATGCCGAATGGCTTTTTATCGATTACTGTAGCAGCGCCAAATGCCCCGGCTCTGGTTGCTCATGGCAAACTACCGCAGACGCACAAACACACATGTCTTATATAACCAATGTTATCAAAACTTTGAACCCTGATATTATCAACTTTTGTGAAGTTGAGGGATGTGATGAACTTAATTTACTTATCAATGGATTGAATGATGCTACATACAAGTCATATTTGAAACAGGGGACCGATACAAGTACTGGACAGAATGTAGGAATGATTACGCGCGTAGATCCGTTGGTAAGTCTTTATAGAAGCGAGGAGCGGGCATCGTATCCTATAGCCGGGTCAAAATGCGGATATACTGGAGCGGATGGGACGTCCGGTGTCAGCAAACATTATATTACCGAGTTCAATTTAGGTGGTCTAAAAACGGCGCTCATTGGCGCACATTTACTCGCCATTCCAACGGAACCGACTCGTTGTGCTGAGCGTGAAGCTCAGGCGCAAGTTCTACAAAATGTCGTTGCTGGTTATATTGCCAAAGGATATGAAGTTATATTGCTCGGCGATATGAACGATTTTGACGCCGAAGTACTCGATGTAAATTCTGATAAACCGACATCTTACGTCCTTGATATCATGAAGGGGCTCTATGGCCAGAAAAAAGGCACTTATACATTGACAAACGCCGCGACAAAAATGGCGCAATCGGAGCGATATAGCGACTGGTGGGATTCTGACGATAATTGCGCAACAAATTCACCCAAAGATTATTCGATGATTGATCACGTTTTAATGAGTTCAAAGATCTTTGGCAAGATATCGAAGGTATCAATTTATCATGGCTATACAGAATATTGCGGGACAATGAACTCGGATCATTACCCAGTAGTAGTTGATTTGTCTTTTTCTTAGGCGGATTGCTCTTAACCACAATGTTAAAAATCTTTTCTAAATTAATAATATAACAAATGCCTATCACTAAACATATTGATATTGTAAAACGCATGTATGAAAAGCGCAATTTTCTAGTCCTTGTGTTTACAAATTTATTAGCTCAATTGGGTATTACATATTACATAATGAACAAGACAAATAACCCAAACATTTCAATACTGCCATTGTTTTTAGCACAAATACTCATTATTCTTGTGATTGTCTTTGTTCCCATGCCAGAATTTATGAGATTCATGTTATTTTGTCTCTTTTCATATACATTTGGATTAATGTTGAGTGGATATAAGAAAATAGTAGATCCGACAACAATCAACACAGCGGTTCAAGGTGCGATGTCTGTTTTTGGTGTAATGTTGGCAACTGGTGTGGTGCTTAGTGCTGGCGGAATTCATTTAGGTCATAAATTTGGTGCGTTCTTATTCTGGTCATTATTATTACTAATTATTTTTCGTTTGATTTTTGTTTTAGGAGCACATATGAGCCAAGCGCATAAGATCTTGTCATTTGTCGGCATCATATTGTTCTCAATGTATGTTGTGTATGATACAAATGTCATTTTACAGAGGAACTATAATGGCGGTTTTATAATGGCTTCTATGGATTATTATTTGGATATTATCAACTTGTTCTCTAATATTCTTGGGTCTAATAATTAAATTTAACCACAAACGTCATAAACGTCTCTTAACCACAAACGTCTCTTAACCACAAACGTCTCTTAACCATGCGTTTGGCTCCACCTTTTCAAAGGTGGAAAAAGGTGGAATTAGATATACCCGCAAACAACTGCTATCATTTCGTTATTTACATTCCTAACAATTTTAAATGGTTTTCCACAGCCATGGATTTTATTATTCAAGACATAGAAATCACACAATTCTTTGGACGCATGTGGCTCTATTTGTTTGCCAGAGGCAATTAAAGTACCGTGTCTAAAAATACAGCAATTCAGTTTTTCAATTAGAATTGGATCATCGCAATGCGGACATATTACAACTAGTTCAAATGTTAAAGGAGACATTTATATTATAAATATATTCATTTAAAAAATATATTTATATCTATTTTACATAAGTAAGTATTATAATTTAAAAATAAAAAGCAAATAATATTATTAAATGAAAGTCGGAAAATATACATATGGAGAAAATAATATAAAACATCTGCCATTAAGAAGTGGACAAATTACAATAGGTAGTTTTTGTTCTATATCATTAAATATAAAGATATATACTGGAAAAGGAACTCATAGAAAGGAATTTATTTCAACTTATCCATTTGGAGCAATAAATCAACATATATTTAATAAACAAACCATTTCAGATTTATTATTAAATGATCCAGGAGATGTTATTATAGGCGATGATGTTTGGATTGGACAAAATGTAACTATAATGCCCGGAGTAACTATTGGGTCAGGATCAATAATTGCTAATAATTCACATGTAATTAAATCTTGTCCTCCATATTCAATTATTGGAGGCAATCCAGCAAAATTAATAAAACTAAGATTTACAGATGATCAAATAAAAAAATTACTTGAAATAAAATGGTGGGACTGGGATGACGCTAAAATTAATAATAACACACATTTAATTACTAGTGATAATATTGATGATTTTATTAACCTTCATATAGTAATATAAAAGTAGGTTATGTTGTAATTATTATTTATTAACAACTCTTTCATTATTCCATCGATCAAAAACTACCTTGTGATAAGGATAATCCGCTACTTGTAAACTACTGTTTTTGAAATATGTTCTAAATATCTCATCTATGTTTCCATGATCAAACGCATCACTCCGTATCGCGATCTCTATTGATCTATCTATACTTATAATTTTGTCAGTATCAATCGCGATTCGACATTCTGGACATTTTAAATGATTGGCATTTAATAATTTATTAATACAATCATTGTGAAACATATGTTTACATTGTAGTCTACAACAATGAACCATTTTATTCTCATTTAAATCATTTTCAGGAAAAAACAAAATATTCAAACATATTGCGCACGTCTTGTTTAAAAATTCATTTCTATTTGTTGTAAATAAATTGAATGGAGATTGATTATTCATTTTAATATTTTTACTATTTTTCTTTAAATTGTTTTATTATAAAATTAAAGTATAACCCTATAATATATAAAATGTACAATATGTTTTGGATGATAATGGCTTTTTATGCGATCCTGTCTTGTTTTATAATGCCTGCTATTGGATACCATTTTATGGGGATGAGCGGGCTAGGTAATGGATATGTATTAGGAACTATTTTATCATTGATATTATGGTTCACTGTTGGTAAAAAAATGGTAAAGGGTTAAACTGATAGATGGTCGAATGCCCTCTAATATCTAGACAATAATTTTTACAAATTATATAATTGTAAAAATTTAAATTATTACATTTGTAAGAAATGATTGATCGTAGAAATCCAAGAATCTACTAGTCCCGTCTGAACAAATATATCTTGATTTCCATCCAACACAAGTTGGTTTGTTTTGATTCCAGTAGTCTCATCCAAAAACTCATTATGATAATCATGGCACGCCGTTAAATACGCGAGCGGAATTACCTCCTCGCCAATACGCGCCCGTTTATGGATGCGTTCGTAGCATTTTGTAGGGTCTGTATTAACATATATCACGTCATTCACAGGGAAGTCCTTAGCAAACTCGTCAAACCAATTCAAATAAATCTGGTATTTTACATCTTCTATCTTGCTTTGATCATATAACATTTTAGCAAACACATATTTATCCGTGTATAAGCTGCGCTCAGTTATGATTATGTATTTCTTAGGATCCCCTCCATCCTCCTTATCTTTTTCAACTGATTTCATAATATCGCGCACATTCTCTCTTATAATGGTAAGTCGAGAAATATAGGCCATCATTTGGAACGCAAACGAGTACTCTTTTTGGTCAGCGTAAAATTTCTGTAACATGGTATTACCATCTTTGTCCTTTATCTTCTCCCATTCATCCACTGGCTCTCTTAAAAATCGCACATATTTATTATCTTTAAATTCAGTCCTTAATCTCTCTAACAGAGTCGATTTACCCGAGCCAATATTACCTTCAATCGAGACAATTGTGAAGTGTTCGTTATATTTAAAAAACTGTGTCATTTTATTTTGTTATATTATTCTATATATTTATTTTTAAATAATAATTTAAATTCAATTTTTTACAAGAATCTATAAATTGTCTATTTTGTTTATTATTTCTTATTATTTCTTATTATTTCTTATTATTTCTTTAAATTAATAAAAAATTGATTTATAAAATGTATTTAAAGAGATGTATATAAATATTATATACTTATTTTAAAAATGGATCTTAAACAAATAAAACTATCTAAATCTGAATGGGACTCTATTGAGATCCCGGTCACTGATAAGGAAAAGGAAGTGTTAACTTTAATAATGAACAGTCACAATGATGTGAATATTAAGATTAATAAAACCGATTCTCTCTTTACTTTCTTAAAGATAGAATTTAATACTGAAATAGAAGAATTTCTCTTTAATAAATATTTTGGACACAAACTGAAAGCATTATTAAAGAAATACAATATAACAAATATACGATTTGAAAAAGCAAAGACAGAACGAGCTACCCAAAATAATAAGGAAATACAAACGGCTACGGCTATTGCGAATAATGGAGAGGATAAGCCAGGACAATTAATATGTTATATAGATGTGAATGCCAA